TGTCCCTACCCAACTCATTTATGCAGGACCAAAACGCGAATTCAAACTTCCGTCAGCTTCTGAATACATCGCATCATTCATTCGTGGTGGTCACGACTTCGCACAGTTGAATGAAAACATTCGCGCAGCTGCACCAGATGTCACCACGCCAGACATTCCCGGAGTCATCCCGACCCCGATTGTTCAGCCAATTTTCAACTCGTTCGTAGGCTCTAGGCCTCTGGTCGATGCCACAACGCTTCGCCAAATGCCCCAAGGTGGTTCAATCTTCATTCGCCCCGTAGTAAATGTCCACAACAGCATTGGCACAGCCACTCAGAACACAACCATCACAGCATCAGCATTTGAAATTGATGACGTACAAATCACCAAGACAATCCAAGGTGGCTACGTTGAAATTTCAGAAGCTGCACTTGATTGGTCACAGCCAGAAGTTCTCGGCGCTTTGTTAGACGACATGGCTCGCGTTTACGCAGACCGCACCGACCTTCTTGCCTGTTCAGAATTGCAGACTGGTACAACCAACAGCAACAACTTTGCAAACGCATCTATCGCAGACCCTGCATATTGGGTTGAGTGGATGTACACCGCAGCTGCAGACATCCTTTCGGGTTCAAACGGAAACCTTCCGTCAATCTTGGCTGTGTCTCCAAATGTGTGGAAATTGATGGGGTCGCTTTCGGATACAGCAGACCGTCCGTTGTTCCCACAAGTTGGCCCAATGAACGCTTACGGTTCACTCAATGCAGCTAGCACAATGGGCGCATTTGCGTTCGGGCTTCGCGTTGTTGTTGACCGCAACTTGACTTCAGCAGGCATGACAATCCTTGACCCTCGTGCGCTTGAGTCGTATGAAATGGCCAAGGGCGCAATTTCCGTGGAAATGCCTTCTCAGCTCTCGCGCCAAATTGCGTTCAGAGGGTACTGGGCATCGAAGGTCATTGACCCAACACTCACAATCAAGGCTGCATTCGTCTGATAAAGACGAACTAGTGGATTCACTGCCGTGACTGTTTTATCGATTGCATTTCGCGAACGCCTTGATGGTGTTGTCGTTTTGCAGACCTTCCTCCCAAATGAGATTCTCATGGGGCAGGCGATAACAGTCGCGAATGTGGGCGATGGCATGGACGGCAATTTCACAGTTATCTCCACCGAGCCATACGAATTCACAGGCGTAGGCCCAGAGGGTGACTTCGAATTTGACTGGAATGTTTTCCGCGAAAATCAAGTCATCTACTTTGACGCTGGCGATGATGTCCAACGCGACGTTGCTCCGAACACAGCGACAATCACATACACCAGTGTTTGCACTTGGACCGACAACGCGTCAGTCCTGTCATTCTTAGGCGTTTCTCCCGCCACGGCCAATGACACAGCGTTCGTTACTGTGTGCACAGATGCAGCTAACGCGCTTGCGTTCCGTAGAAGGCGCGCCGCAGGATATTTTTCTGATGTGCTTGCTACGGCACCAAGTGCTGACGTGAAACTTGGCACGACAATGATGGCAGCTCAGTTGTATCGCTCGCGCGGTTCTGCTGGCGGTGACTCATTTCAGTCCTATGAAACTCTGGCATCAGGAAACAACCCTGTTGCCATGGGTGACATTCTCAGACTCTGGGGTTGTAACCGAGCGCAGGTCGCATAATGGGCCGTACAAATGATGCCCGCCTTCGGCTGGTTTCAACGCTTGAAACTGCTGGCGTTGTTGTTGTCTCAGACTCCCGCAACGCTCGCCCTCTTTCCGTGATCATTGACCCGCCACAAGTGACGCGCTCAACCACAAATCAAGTGTTGCTCTCTTTCCCTGTCAATGTGTTGATGCCCCCACCGGGCAACCTTGACGCGCTCATCGCGCTTCTTGACACGATGGACATGGTTATTGACGCAACATCAGCAACAGACGCAACGCCCACGGTTTATTCTGTGGGCAATCAAGAACTTCCCGCGTACACCATCACGGTGCCGTGGGTCGCATACCCATAAGGAACACATGGCTAGTTACAAAGTCACATCAGAACTTGTTGCAGGCAAATCGCTTGGCGACACAATCACCGATGATGAGCTGCAAGGCTCATCGATTGAGGCCCTCATCAGTGCGGGTCATATCGAATACAAACAAACAACCAAGAAAGCAGAGGCTGAATAGTCATGGCTATTTATGTATTAAAAGACACATCCGTTACGGTGAACTCAATTGATTTAACCGGGTACGCCACAAACATAGAAGTAGTTAAAGCGGTTGACAGCGTTGAGTCAACTTCGATGTCCAGCACATCAGTTAACGGACATACCTTCGTGGGTGGAATCCAGAACAACACCATCACAATCTCGTTCAACCAAGACTTTGCAACATCAAAAGTTCATGCAACTTTGACTGCACTTGTCGGTGTTGCCACCACGATTGTTGTGAAGCCAACTTCAGCAGCTGTCGGCGCGACTAACCCGAACTTCACACTCACTGGTGGACTCATGTCTGAGTACCGTCCTGTGACTGGTGCCGTAGGCGACCTTGCCACTGTCGGAAGCATCACCTTTAACGGTGGCCTCTTTACAGAACCAATCGCCTAATGTTTGAACTCCACATCGCCACTGTGCTGGTCGATGGGAGCGAACATGAAATCGCCCTATCGGTAGCAAGCCTCTTAGAATTTGAGAAGCTCCACACCGTTTCAATCATTAAAGCTGTTGACGAAAACCTTTCCATGGAATACCTAGTGACACTTAGTTACTTGTCCATGAAACAAATAGGCCACGTCAGCAACATTGAGAAGTTCAAGTCAGAAGTGAAAGGCGTTTCGTACAGGGTTGAACGCATCCCTTTTGGCGAGACGGCATCCACGGAGTCGTTGCCGGACTAATCCTTTCGGGGATTCCATGGCAAGACCTGAAGGACATGCCGATAACACTTGTCAGTACTCTCAGCCAAGCCCTCCAAGACAGACACAAGTAATGGCAAACATTCAATCAGACATGAAAATTAAGGGTCTTGACGAAACGCTGAAGCGTCTCAAGAAACTTGAACCTGATTATGTTAAAGAGATGAATCGCCAGATTCGAAAAGAAGCTGCACCCACGATCAAATCCATCAAGGATTATCTCAAGTTCATTGACTCTGACATCACCCCGTTCAACTCATCTGGCGGGGATTCGCGCATTACTAAGGGCGAACTCATCAAGGGTCGTGGCGGAGCAACAGCGTGGAACAAACAGCTCATTCTTCGTGGCATACGTTTCAAACTTGGTGGCCCAAAGCGCAAAGCGCAAATGGGAAACAAGGCTTATTCGATGTTTAGCATTATTCAAAATAACCCTGCTGGTGCTATCTACGACACCGCTGGTGCGCGCGGTGGAAGTTCCCCATTCATTGACAACCTTGATGCCGAAGACGTACCGCACACCGCTGGTGAGCGCAAAGGACGCAAAGGTCCTTCTCGCTATATGTGGCCCGGTGGAGAAGAACACCTACCAGAATTGACAGCAACCGTTCATGGCATTGTGCAGGATGTAATCTTGCGCGTGAACAGAGAAGTGAGATAACCAAATGGCTGCAGTAACGCTTCCCATCGTCACCACCTATAACGACAAGGGTGTTAAGGGCGCACAGTTCTCTCTAAAGGGTCTGGTGACCTCCCAGTTGGGTGCAACCGTGTCGGCTGGCCTATTGGCTAAGGAACTTGGCAAAGCCGTTACAGCGTTCAATGACGACGAAAAAGCAGCTGAACAATTAAAGATTGCAGTCCAGAACTCCACAGGGGCGACCGACCTTCAGGTGGCTTCAATGGAGAAGCAAATAGCAAAAATGGAATCCACTTCGGCGGTTTCGGACGACAAACTTCGTCCAAGTTTACAGAATCTAGTCAGGGCAACTGAAGACCTAGACCAAGCCCAAGGACTTCTCAACCTTGCGTTAGATATTTCTGCAGGCACTGGCAAGGATTTGGAGACTGTTTCCCTTGCTTTAGCCAAAGCCCAAAACGGAAATATTGGCGCACTCACTCGCCTTGGTGTTTCCCTTGACGCGGATGCTGTTAAGTCCAAAGACCTTGAGACTATTCAACGACAGTTGGCTACCAGTTTCAAGGGCGCATCCGAAGCAGCTGCCAAATCTTCCGCTGGTGGAATGGCTCAATTCCAAATCACTGTTGACAACCTGTATGAACTTGTCGGGTCAAAACTGTCTCCAGTTGTCAACGACTTTGCCACAATTCTTAACAACGTCATTCCTACTGCAGCTGAAAAAGCCTCTGGCGAAACAAACAAAGTTGCTGATTCATTCTTCAAAATTGGAAAACAATTATTTGCTGGCGGGCTAATTGACAAACTTGAAAAGGCTGCAAAGTTGCTTCACTTTGTTGCTGGGGAGTCTGACACCGTTGCTTCATCAGTTACTTACACAGCTGCAGAGTTTCGCGACATGGACAACTTGTTGTCAAACAAGTACAACGAGACACTCAAGAAAACGACTAAGGGCACTGACGACCTAAAGAAGAAACAAGAAGAAGCCCGCAAAGCAGCTAAAGACCATGCTGACACCTTGCGCGACAGAGTGGTCACAGCCGTTGACGCCGTTGCTTTAAATCTTCAAAAGGCAAAAGACCAACTTCAAGATTTTGCTGATGCCACTGCTGATGCAATCACTGGCAATGTTTCCCTTGCTGAAGCTTTCAAAACTCAAACAGATGCTGAAAAAGGTGTCAACGATGCACTTAAAGCGAGAAGTGAGGCCTACACAGACCTTAAGAAAATCAATCCAAAAGAAGACGCTGAGCAATACGCCGAAGCCCTGCAAAAAGTTGCTGAAGCCGAAGCCAACGTCACAGCTGCACAATCAGTTCGTTCCTCATCTGGGTACATCAATGTATTCAAACAGCAAATCAACGATGCCAAAGCGTTCTCTGCCAACCTGCAAACACTTGTCGGTCTTGGACTTAACAAAGCAGGTCTTGCTCAACTAATTAACCTTGGCCCTATCGCTGGTAAAGCCGTCACCGATGATCTCATTAACGGCAGACAGGGTTTGAATGTTGCTGAACTAAACCAATCGTTGAACGAGATTTCGGCTGCAGGTCAGAACCTTGGATTAGCTGCAGGCAACGCTTTCTTCGGTGCAAATGTGACTGCAGGACAAGGCGCGGTTGACACAGTCAACAACCTGCAAATCACAGTCAACGCTGGTCTAGTTTCAAACCCAGCCCAAGTGGGTCGTGACATCATTGAAGCCATCCTTGCTGCAGAGCGTCTATCTGGTCAGGTCTTTGTCAGCGCATGAGCCAACCACAGCTTCAAGTTTTGATTGGGTTTCAAACCACTGTCGGGTTCGGTCAACCGTTCCTTCTCAATGATGCTTTCTATGGAGTGTTAAACACCACAGGTCGTGGCACCTTGGGCGGGATTCAATTCTCAGATGTCACCACCTATGTGCAGAGCGTGTTCGTCAACCGTGGACGCTCACGCCAACTAGATGAGTTCAACTGTGGCACCGCGACATTGACTCTTTGGAACAAGACCCGCATCTTTGACCCACTAAACCAGTCATCGCCGTATTGGATTGGCGGAGCCACCCAGCAGACAGGCGTTGTTCCCCGTCTCCCCATTCAAATCCTTGCCAACGGAATCCCTATTTACACCGGGCTTATCACGGACTGGGACGTTAACTATGACCTTGGTTTCAATGACACAGTTCAAATTTCTTGTGCCGACAACTTCACGGTTCTTTCAAACCAGCAACTGAACGAGTACACCCCACCAGTGGAAACCACAGGGGACCGCATTTACGACATCAGCGCCAACACGGGTGTTCTTGCTCAACCTGAAATCAACTATCAAGGTGCTGTCAGCATTGACGCTGGAGTGTCCACCTTGGGCGCTTACGCCGTTGACCAAGACACAAACTGTCTCAACTACCTTCAACAAATCAACACCTCCGAACAGGGCTACTTGTTTATGAGCGCAAACGGAACCCTCACCTTCAAGTCAAGGTCCAGCGTTCTAAACCCTGTTGCTGGGGCCACATTCAACGGTGACGGAACTGGTCTGCCATTCAATTCGCTCATGAACCAATACGGCGATGAGCTGCTTTACAACATCGTAAACACCCAGTCGCCCGCTGGGGCAGTTCAAACCACCAGCAACGCCACGTCTATCGCGCAATACCAACCACAGAGTTACAGCCTTTTAAGCCTTCTCAACAGCACCACAACAGAAGTTGCAGCTCTAGGCAATTACCTTTTGGGTCGATACCAAAACCCCATTCTCAGGTTCAACGGATTATCCACCCAACTTTCTGGGATGACCGAAGCAAAACAAAACATCGCGCTCACTCTTGACCTGACCAGCATCTGCACCGTGGTTAAGAACTTTGTTGTTGGCACCCCGACAAGCGAAAGTCAGACACTCATCGTCAGTGGCATCAGCCATTCGATAACACCCGGCTCACATTCGGTGACGTACACATTTGAATCAACAGACCAAAACGCATATTTCACCCTGAACGACAGCATTTTCGGTACTCTTTCCACAACCAACCTTCTAAGTTTCTAAAGGAGACATCATGGCAGTATCACCCAACACCAACTTTTCCAGTGGTCAAATTCTCACGGCCCAACAGCAGAACAATTTCCCTCGTGGGGTTATGGGCTATTACGTCAGCACAGGAAACAGCGCAATCTCAACTGTTACTGCTGACGTGACAGGGACATCCATTACCTTTACAGCAGAAGCAAATCGCCTATACCGAGCCACATTTGTTTGCGACTTTTCACTAAATACCGCAGGAGCCATTACAGGTTTCTACATTGCAGACGCGTCAAACAACCTTCTGCAGTCCATTGCCGACACCGTTTCAACCGCAAACGGATTCTCTCAAGTCACTTTGCAATTCTTGTTTACCGCTTCGGCAGGGTCAGTAACCCGAAAAGTACGTTGCGACACAAGCTCAGGCTCAGGCACTGTACGCGGAACAAGCGGAGCCGTGTATATGTTCAGCATTGAAGACATGGGTCCAGTCTGATGCGAAAAAGCCTGATTCTATTGGTGCTTTTGGCATCGCTTACAGCGTGTGCTGATCGTGAACGCCTTAACTGCCCACCCACAAAGAACAAAGCACTTTCGAGCGTCACCAACACAATCTCACCAGAGACAACAACAGCCCCCCGCTACGCATCAGGAGCCAAATGCCGATGAAACCAGACAACAGACACAGCAACGAAGAAATCAAAGCCCGCATTGTGATGATTGTTGCAATCGGTTTAACAATCTCATTTGTAGGTTCCGTGTTCACAATTTTGTACGGATTGCTATTCGTAACCCAGCCTGAAAAAATGGCCGAATTGGACTCAGCCCAGATAAACGTCCTGAGTTATATGCTTTCCACACTGGCTGGCGGTTTGATAGGCGTGTTGGCTGGTAACGGCTTAAAGGACAAACCGAAAGACCCGCCAGTATGAAATACACGGGCTATGACAAAACAGCCACTGCAAAAATGGCAGGGACTGAAAAGTTTGTAGAGCTGTGTGCGCGGAGATGGTCCTTCAAAAACCTTGGCACGCTAGTGGTTAGGCAGATGAGGTCGGGTCAAGGCATGAGCGTCCACAGCACTTCTAGAGCCATGGACCTTGGCTTTGCAGATACCAAAGAAGGACGCGCTGCAGCTGTGCAGGCCATGCTTTGGTTTGTGAAGTACTACAAAGAACTGGGCATTGAAGAAGTCCATGACTACGGCGGTCTAATTAACGGGACGTGGCAAGGCTGGAGATGCAACAGAAATGGAAAGCCCGGCTGGAAACTGTGGACCGATTCCGATAACGGTGGTTCAAAAAACGGGCGCTGGATTCATGTGGAACTTGCACCGCAATCAAATGGCGGACACGCTGAAGACGCTGTGGCTCTAGAAGCTGCATGGCGCGCTTTGCCTAAGCCATAAAGGATTCCCAGCTTGTTTGAGCGGGCTGGGGTTAGGTGGTGGGTGCCTTTGTTTCCATTGGGGTATCCACCACCGCTTTCTCAAATTGTGTAAAGTCACATTTAGCCACTCAAAGGGCTTAACCAAAGGAAACACATAATGCAGAAAATCATTTTCGACTTACCACTGTTCAGAAGTACAGACCCTGAAACTTCACGGCAAGTGACCCCCATGAAAGTGGGCAGTCACCGCGCCATTCTTCTGGCCATCTACGCAGATGCCACACTGGGCCTCACAGACGAAGAAGCTGCATCTCGCGCTTCAGCCCAAGGTCATGAAATAAAGGGCTACTGGAAGCGATGCTCAGACCTCCGCACTGCTGGCCTTATCCACGACTTAGGCATGCGTAGGACGCTCTCAAGTGGCTCTCAGGGCATTGTGTGTGCCGTCACCCAGTCAGGTCTTGACATGGTTAGGGGCTGGGCATGACCTACACACACGAGCAAATGTTCATAGCGGTCTTGTTCGGCTGGTGCCTCTCTTGGGCTTATTTCAAGGTCGTTAACCGCTGGTGGCGCAAGTGATGCTTCCCTCATGGGGCTATATGCCGTTATGGTCTAAGGACAAACTAACCCTCGTCCAAATCTTCACGGATTCGGCAACAGAAGAAATCGTCAAGGTCACAGTCGCCACAAGGCAGGCTCCATGGATGACGTTTGCTTCGATTACAGAAGTTGAAATGGTTGATTAACAGAATCATGGCACTAGCCCTCATTACCGCATTGTCCACCCCAGCCCACGCAAGTGCAGCTGCTGATTCCCACGCCAAATACAACGGCGTGTTGCCTGATCAATATTATGACCAACTCGCCCGGTGCGAAACTGGTGGCAACTGGTCACACAGCACAAAGTCCTACACAGGCGGTCTAGGCATTCACCGCCAGACATGGCGCACATGGTCAGACACTCCCAGTGCAAAAGGCAAGACACCAAAGCAACAAGTCAAGGTCGCTGATGCCATCGCATTCAAATCCCACATCAATCCTGACGGACGCAAAATATGGCGCGTTGGGCCGTGGGGCTGGGGCTGTCTCAAGGGACAAGCATCCCTGCAAAGATTCATCTGCCAATCAAGACACACGCTTGTTGTCAAATGGAAACGTAACTGTGGAAAGGTACACACAAATGGAAACATCAACGGGCGAGCTAATCGCCAAACTAACTAACCTCAGCCATAACTTGGCTCTGGAATTGCGCTTCAAAGAATCAAGCCTCGTGCTCGAAGCTGTGGGCGCGCTTCACGCATTGCCGAACATTGCCGAAACTATCCGCGATTCATGGCACCCATCGTTCAACAGTTCAGGCCCGTCAAAAGGCATCACATATATCAGCAACGTGTCATTGGGGAAATCAGATGAGTGAAAAAGTACAAGTTGGCAACATTGGTATTCACCAAGTAACCAAGGACAACATCAGCTGCAAAGTCAGCGACCATGACACCTTCAGTTGCATCACCCTTGACTTTGGCTTGACAAGCGTTACCTTGTTCACGACCCGTGATGACACTGCAGCTATCAGGAGAATTCTGGGTGGCTGGTGAGTGAGTACACACACAACGATGACTTGGCAGACCTGCTCTATGCCAAAGACCAAGAGATTGCTGAACTGCAAAAGAAGCTTGAATACGTTCGTTCAATGCTCAACCAACTAGAAAAGGACTACGCCCGTGGGCTTTGATATCGACTCCTATGAACCAGTCCAAAGCAGGTTCTCTCGCTTCATCGAATGGGCGGAGACGCGCGAGCAGTTCTTCGCTGTCATCTCGGAACTTTTGTCCCTACCCGGTGAAGACATTTGTGTCATGAAGACCAGCATCCTTTGCGATGGCGTGGTCGTAGCCACAGGCCATGCTGAGGAAGTAAGAAACATGGGCAACGTCAACAAGACCAGCTCATTAGAGAACTGTGAAACCTCCAGTTTGGGCAGGTGCCTAAGTAACTTTCCTATGCACAACTTCTGTGGGTCATCGCTTGACAAACGCCCCAGCCGTGAGGAGATGCAGAAGGTGCAGCGCGGAGACACAGTCATTACTGAGTCCAGCAACCTTGCCTCAGAGAAGCAACAGAACATGATTCGTGCCGTCTGTAAATCCATGGGCAAGGTTCCTCCGCACAACCTCCAGTCGTTTAGCAAGCGCGAAGCAAGCGCGTACATCGATTCATTGAAGAACGGTGAGCAACCAGCCCCAACGTATGACAGCCCTGAGGAGCCGTTCTAGTGCTTGACTTGTTCAGCCTTGTCATCATGTTGAGCGCGGTGTTCATGTGTGGGTTCATGCTTGGCAAAGACAAACGATGATTCCCGTCAGCGAGTCATCCTTTCAGGCCCAAGTGAAGGCACTGGCCTTCCAGTTCGGTTGGTCATTGCACCACTCACAGCCGTCAATGACACGCACCGGGCGATACATCACCACTGGGTCCACAGGCTTCCCTGACCTTGTCATGGCTCATCAAGAGCGCGGACTCATCTTTGCTGAGTTAAAGACCGAGAAAGGCAAAGCGTCAGAAGCACAGCTGCAATGGTTGAGAACACTTCACCCCCACGCTGAGTGCTACCTTTGGCGACCATCAGACATCACCTTCATAGCCCAAAGGCTCTCCCAGTGTTAATACTTGCGTGGTACGCACTGCTAATATCCATCGGCATTGCCATCCTTCAGGGGATTCGAAAGAACTAACACAATGATCACAACTGAATACGACCATGGCCACATACGGAGTTGAACTGTGTTGGTGTTTACACGGGAACGTGGGTCGTGCAGTGCGCCTTGCCTCTTGTGATGACTTACTTGAAGGGATGCTGGGGTCAGTCACTGTTCAGCGTCTAAACGTCATAAATACGAATGGTGTCCACTTCAACAATGTGTCCGGCAACCATGACCTACTTGGTCAGAACTGTGGGGAACACAAACCACCAGACCGAACACGAACACGAAAGCAACCGCAGGCGAAGCCAAGGGCGCTAGCAATAACACAAAGGAAACCATGACAGCACACAACACCAAAGCAAGAAGCCACTCATCCTTCAAGGCCATACGAAAGCAGCTACTGGAACACGACAACCACTGTGCAATCTGTGGCAACGAAGCCAACACAATCGACCACATCAGACCAGTTGACACGTTCACCAACCCAATAGATGCCAACACACTGGACAACTGCAGGGTCCTATGTCGAAGCTGCAACTCCCGTGCCGGGGCGCGCTATGTCAATGCCAAAACCGCAGGCAAACTCGCCGTCATCGCAGACGAAGAACAACCACCAAAACCCAAGACGCATTACAAAACCCCCCCCGCCAAAGCGAACACACGTTTGACCACGCAAAGTGAAACAGAGTTTTTAGACGAAACCGTCTTCCTTCC